ATCTATGCTTAATTGCTTTATTATGACTGTTTTTAGCTGTTTAATGGTCATGGGAGGACGACTGGTTAAAGCAATTTCCTTATTTTCAAGTTTCGTATCTTGGGCATGTGCAAAAATATCTGCTATGCATGCCAAAAATGATTGTGTATCACTTTTTTCAACACCTTTATGGAGTAAACACGGCGTGTTGAATTTTAAACCATTGTCTGTCAAAGATTCCTGACACAGCTTCCTGCAGCTATAGCCTAAGAATTTTTGCAATTGAAGTGGTATATATCCTATTTGACCCGGATTAAGAGGCCATGCTTCGAGTAACGGTGCATCGTCAATTTTAATACTTTTAGCTTTTACCGAAAATTTAGTTTTATTTGCAGATTGATTGCATGAATTATAAACAGTTTTACGAGCATTTGCGGGAGCATCTCTAACTTCTTTTGTTCCTTTAACAGTATCTAATTTAATATTACCATTATCATCCGTTTCATATGTTGGACCTGGTCCTCCTGGACCATCACCGATAGGTTTATACATATCATCATATTCAATCAAAGGATATTTGCTTCTTACTTCCTTTGTTTTGGTATTATAATACTCTTCTTTTTCATTATCATTTTTTCTAATGATCCAACCAGATTTTTTAGGATCAAGTGTTGTTGGCCTTGTAAAACAACATGGAATGCAAAATTTACTTGGATGTTTACCTTTATCCATAAAACTGGGAAACATAGGTTTATAAACCATTAAATTACTGGTTCGGGTACCACTTTTATGCATTCGTCCATCAGTAAATTCAACAATCCGTTTACCATCTGGTACCTTTGCAGATCCTTCTGGCACTAATGCGTCCCATCCTCCACAAGCGCCCTCATTAATTTCTTTCAAAGATAAAGAACGAGGCTTTCCATTTTTATCGGATAAGCACCAAAACCGTGGACATATGTAATGGTATTTGGTATCACCCGTTCCATATGTTATATGTTCATCATATGATTTTGTACCGAATTCATCATCTTTGCTATCTATATATTTTTTTTCATTTGTAGTAAGAATCATTGGCTGTTTTGCATATTGAGAAGGGCACGATTTTGAATAAGCTTTATAACGACCATCGTCTTTTTTAAGAAATAAAGAGGGTTCAAGGGTTTCCTTTCTCTTCATGAATATATTATTGGTACCTTTTAATGGAAGACCTTTAAGATTAACTTCTATATCGCTTGAAACATCACTTTGAGGTGATATATTACTTGGACCATCTACCTTTTCTTCTGGTAACTCGCCTACCTCGCTAAGTTGCCTTACTATCGTTTGTGGTTTTGGTAAATCAGCTTCTTCATCCATTATATCATCAAAATTTCCAAATTCTATATTTCCAAAATCAAAATCATCGGATGCACTTTGCTTAGATTCTTTTCCCGAAGGACTGTCATCGCTAGGAGTAAACGATCCAAATACGACGTCTGTAAAATCAATCTCACCGTCTTCATCATCATCACCGTCTTCAACCGTATCTCCAAAAATTTCTAAAAAACTTGTAGCGTTTTCAACATCTTCGCGGAATCTAATTTTATGTGTAACGATATCTTGTTCAGGGGCTACAATAGTTATGCTTTTCCCTTTACATAATGATGTAATCGTCTTAGATGAAACACTAGTACTTGTCTTTTTAGCTATTAATCTCAATAGAGAGTCAATGTAAATACTAATAAAACGCAAATACCCAATATTATTAATATTGGTAGTTTTCACACTGGTTACAAAATTAGCATTATTTCTTGTTATTTTAATTGGAAATCCGGTATTTGTCCTTATCGTAATTGCCTTATTTTCAAACAAATCTGTTTCCACGTTTATTTGCGAAGCCCAGTTGGCAAATCTGGCACGCGCTTCATCTTCACTAATATTAAAATTTTGATATAATTTTCTTATTATTATACCAGATTCTTCGTCATTTTTTCTCATTTCATTAATAAAAGAGTCTATGCTATCCAACTCATTATAATTAGAAACTCTTTTATATTTTAAACGTAATTCTTCTTGTTGAGACGATAGATCCTCATCTATTATGGTGAAAACGCTGGATAGACAACTAGTATACGATTTTAATTTTATCTTTTTCTTAATTTCTAACATGGATATTAGAGTAATATCTTTAAATTCAATATTGTCTTCATCAAAAGATTCAAATATTTGGAAAGTATAACCACTTTGTTCCAGAAATTTTTGTACTTTTTTAAGAACGTATGGATTAATAGTATTGCGAAGAGCTTCTTCAAGTGCTGGCCTTTTTACCAACGAAGAGTGTTGAACGGTGATGTTAACGTTTCCGTTTATTTCAAACTCACAATCAATAGCATAGTCAATACCATCATTATTATATTCAATATAGTAAGCTACTCGTTTTTTTCGCGCCAATAACTTGCTCAAACGAATAATCTTACCCTTTCTATTATCATTATTAGTGTATAAAAGTGGAATTTTCTTTCCATTTGTTGCGGTATTATTAGAAAATAATCTGTATATATTTTCTCTATCACGCCCTGGATTATATTTAACAAGAGGGATGGTTGTATTGCTATTAATAAGCTTGAATAACATTTCTAATGGCATCTTCATGGGATATTTCGGATGTATCGTAAAGGTTGTTTTTAGAATTCCTGGAGTATTTTCTATATATTCAAGATCACTTTTTCTTTTGTAGTAAATATCATATAATAAGTCAACACGATCATTATACTTATTGAATTTCTCATCCAATGACCGCTCTTCTTCATCATATAAAGCAACCTGTTGATCTTTTAACTGGCTTAGTGATGTTATTTTATGTTTTAAGGAGAGATTCGGAAAGTATAGATTTATGAATTCATGTTCTGTAATATCAGGTGTAATAGATGCGTATTTAAGGACCTCCTCTGCCAAACATATAAAAATATTATTATTACAAATGGCCCCATATTCAAATAGCAAATTAGAATTTTGCGTCGATACCATATCGGAAGCCTTCTTTTTTATAATTTCATCCATGGTTACACAATTATATGGATTGGAAACATAAGGATACTTCTTTTTCATAACCAACTTTTGTCCAATGGGAAAAGTATATGTTAATGCCGATCCCCACTCAATACCATCTATTGTCATCATATCTTCAAAATCATAAATATTATTAGCCTTCTCAACCAACGGACATTCTGATGCAACATCATCGCAGTTTTGCGAGACTATATTTAATAAGAATTGACACATACGACCTCCTGTTAGTTTATATGAGTCGTTTTGTGTGAGCTGGTTGTATAAAATAGAAGGATTTATGGTTTGTGTTTTAATGCCAAATAAATATAATTCTTTTGCGGAAACACGTATTTCTGTATATTTAATAATTTTCTTTTTAATTGTTGCTATTGTGTCATCGCCATGTAAATAACCTTCTACTATTTCTACATTAATAGAATTATCTTTGATGTTTTTCAATTCATTTGTCGTAAATACAACACTACCATCTATTAAAGCCCATGGATAGCTTTTAGTTATGGCTCTTTTTCCAGAAAAGACATATATTTTCTTAACAGTATCTCTTTCTAAATGGTTAACTTTTATAACATCTGACATACCTATATAAATATAGTTTATAATATTTATTATAAAAATATGATAAATATTATCGTTGCGTACAGTCGTAGAAATGGTATAGGAATTGCAAATAAATTACCTTGGCATTTGGGAGATGATATTCGTACATTTAAAAAAAAGACTATAGGAGAGGGAAATAATTCAGTAATTATGGGAAGGAAAACATGGGAAAGTTTACCATATTATTCAAAACCTCTTAGAAAAAGGCACAATATTATTGTCTCTAATACACTAGATGGAAATTTAATTAATGATCAAAATTGCACTGTGGTTTGTACATTGAAAGATGCCTTTCAATATTGTAATGACAAGCATTTTTCTAAAAATTGGGTAATCGGTGGAGAGGGTATATATAAAAGTGTTTTAGATGAAACACCTGTGGATGAGATACATGTTACTAATATCAATAATGACATAACATGTGATACATATTTTCCCTCAATTCCTAAAAATTATAATATGGTTGACGCCACTCCTTGGAAAAATGAAGGTGGGTATATTTTTAGATATGAGACATATAAAAATTATTCAGAAACAAGTATGAATTATTATTTATCACGAACTTCTTTATATATTGTATGATAATGTGGCGTAATGGCAATTGTTATTGCTACAAAGGTAGCCATAATTGCCCCGCTAATTATAAGTGAATTATTACCAGACATATATGCGGAAGCGATCATTAATGCTACTCCAATGTAATTATGGATTGGTATTCCTCCTGGCCAATTATCTCCATGCCAGGAAATATTTTCCTTTTTATATTTGGTTAAACCAAAACTTGGATTTAATACAAACCAACAAAAATCTTCAATCAAAAACCATGCGATTATGAAATATAATGTATAAAATAAACCCTTAGAAGGCATTAGGGCGTAACAGAGAGACATGATTACCGTAATATTCATTAAAACATGATAACCAGTAAAGCGTGTTCCAAAAACCGGAACCGTTGGCAGATTTTTTGCCCAACCGGCACCCGCTTCGATTTCTATTTCTAACGCCGAGTAAAGTATAGCATATATGGCAATAAATATAGCATCAAATATATAAGAAGTCATTATACATCTTATATAGAAAAAGGATATGTTATTTCTCTGTATTATAGATCATAATAAGGATTATCTGTAATTTTCATACCACAGTATTCTTTTTCTTTTTTACCATAGTCTACGGGATCATATAATTTATTTTTAACAGCTATTTGAAGCAAAAATTTAAAATTTTTCCAAAATTCGTCATTATGGCCAATGGTTTTTGACATTATATGCGCGAGTTCGTGGATTGCAACAAATGTTAAAGTGTTTTCATCAATCATCGTATTGCCTTGTTTTGTCGTTGTTGTACAAAATGCCAACTTTTCACCTTTATTTTCCGAATATGCCGTGTACTTGCTTGTAGGTAGAATTTCATTTATTTTTTTTGGATTAAATTTTTTGTAGAGTCTTTGGATATTTTCTCTTCTGGGGTATTCTTTATGGGCAATTGAAACCAAGGTTTTAAGTTTTTCAGTGACGGTAGCCAAAAGATCTGCTGTTTCTTGTATTCTTGATGTTTCTCTTACGCAATATTTATTACCGTCTACATGAGAAACAATGCATTTTAAATTAAAAGCATCGGATTCTAAATATATTTTGAGCATTACTCCTATCACAAATATTGCTAATATGTAACCAAAACCATCCATATGTTGAGCCATTTATATATTGTGAATAAAATCATATATTAATGAATTAATAAATAATTTATACTTATTTGGGTCCACATCCAATTTCCATTGGGCGTCTGTTGAAATCGGGACCGATTGTACTAGTATTCCACGGACCTATCTGAAGTTGTGGGTTGGCAGGTTCCGAACGAAGCTGGAGGTTAGCGTTTCTCAAACTTTGCCCCACCGTGTTTATACCAATATGGTATCCAGCTTTCAGAAGACTGACATTTCCTACACTTCCCGCCCCCATGGGATTCATCTTTGAGAACGAACTGTTTGCATCATTCGGCAAAAGGGCTTTTGGGTCAGCGATAGGTTTTTGAGTACAGGAAGCTGGTAATCCGTGCATATCGGTTCTAACTCCCGTTACTCCTGCTGGATATGAATTTTGTCCTAAAGGTGCGGCGGCTTGAGCTGGCGAGCCTGTCGAGCAGCACGAAGCGGCATTACCGACGGCTTGTGGGTACTGAGTTTGATTCATTGCATTTGTAGGATTTCTGACATTGATGTCATTACCGGTACCATAAATAAGATCATTTTGCATAGCATGGTTATTATGGTATCCAGATTGAATAAGTCCTTTTCCAGCTGAATATGAGTTCACGAAATATATAAGTACAAGTGCTGCAACTACTGTAAAAATAACCATATGGTTACTACATAAATTCTTCAACGTTTTAGCTAGCGTCATTCTATAAAATTAGCATATAAAAAATTTTTATTGATTAGCGGGCTAATTCAACTTCTTCGTTAGTATTTTCTAAAATATCCTCATCTTCATCTGAATCTTCCACCTCAATTTCATCCAACATATATGTAGATTTAATACGCTTAACTTCTAAATATGCCTCAATAGCTTTCTTTCTAGCAGCTTTAGCTCGTCGTCTAGCTTCCTTATATATTTCCATATATACTTCATTTGGTTTCTTCAATGTCATGGCATCAAAATCTTCAGGAACAGTTAAAATAACTTCGTCTAGAGTATTTGTTTTCTCTAAAGAATCACCTGGACTTTCTGCTAAATCATCAACAACGATGTTCATTTGATCGGAAGATGGGGTATTATTATTAGTGATATGGGGGTTAATATCAGCACTTTTAATTGTTATTTGTTCGGAAGAGTCTGTTATCATGGTTTTACTATTTGCATTCAGAGTAACAATAGGTGATTGTAGATCAAGTGCTTTTGGAACAACTGGTTCTTCTTCTTTTTTAATATTAACGTCATCCTCTTCTAGTGTTTCTTCTTCTGTTGTTATATTCGCAACATCCGAATCAATAAGGTCTGGAATAATAGTATTTTCTTTAATATCCTCACTTTCCGGCGTAGATAACATTTCGCTATTTTCATCAATATGTTCTTGGTCTTTTTTATTAATTTGGGGAGAATTGAATTGAATGCGGCATCTTTTATTGATTTCTCTTTTTTTAATTAACACGGCTTGTTCTAAAAAAAACTCTAAAGAAAAACTTTGGCTTGTGAATTTTAAACCACCTAAATGTAATAAACCCATTAGTTGTTTATCTTTAACCACATCATCAATGCTAAGCAATGATTCATCTTCATCATAAATTTGTATTGATGGATCCATTGATACTTTTGATCTATGGGGTTTTTTGATGCTACAGCGAAGTAAATATTTGGTACCTTTGTATTGTCGCAATACGTTTTGCCAATGATAGTCTATGGTATCCATATCCATATCGGTATGAAACCAAATATCTTTTTTTTCAAAAACAAGATTTTTAATTTTATCACTAAGATTGTCAAAAAAGTTTCGCACATCATCGTTTTCAATATCAAACATTAAATCACAGTAAATTTTTTTGTCTGTTTTAATAATACCATTTTTTGTAGCGCATGTAGGAGTTTGGAGAATAATATTTTTTCCTAATATTTTTAATTTAGAAACATAAGCACCTCCCTGAAGGCCGGTAGGATTGGCTAAAGATATGTCATCAAATGGGAATTCTTCTGAACTACATTTATAGATTGGTTCTTCCATATTATACATTTTATAGAAAAATAACTTTGTTTTAGTACGCAAAGCAATTATAAAATATTTGTATTGAGTAAATGAGCAATTTTAAAGAGTCTATAATTGCGGAGTGTGTAGATATAATTAAACGAGATGATGTTAAGAGAGAAATAAAGGATTTATTTAATCCGATAATAAACATGATTTTGCAAGAAATATATCCATATATATTTTTGTCAATGATTTTTGTAATAATTAGTTTTATGTTAATTTTAGGAATATTTATTTTGTTGTTGCGTAATAATAAACAAGTTATAAAACTTCCAGAAATATTAAAATTTTCTTAGTATAATATATAATGCCAAAAACGAGAAGAAATCGAAGAGCAGGTGGTTCGCGCCGTAAACGTCGTGGGGGAAAAGGTGTTTCCAGACGCCGTAGAGGTGGTAGTGCTTTGACCGGAGTGGTTGCCGCATTGAAGACAGCCCTTCCATCCATTGTCTTGTACGAAGCACTTAGAATGCAGGGTCGTCGTGTTAAAAAACGCAGCAAGCGAGGTGGACGCACTCGTCGTCGCAAAGGTGGTAAAAAACGCCGGCGTTAAATTTATATGATATAACTAAGTTAAATATATTATTATATCATAAAGTAATGAATTTTGAAGATTCCGTAAAAAAATGGGTGGCTACAGATAACGAGATTAAGGAGAGAACTGCAGAATTAAGAAATCTACGCGATGCTAGGAGTCAATATCAAGAAAGTATATTGGAACATGTTACGACCAATAATATTGCTCATAAAACAGTTCAAATAACAGATGGGATTTTGCGTTTCGCAAATAGCAAAGTTACCTCACCTTTGACGTTCGCATTTTTAACTCAATGTCTTAACGAGTGTATAAGTGATGAAAGTCAGGTGAAACAGCTAGTTAATTATATAAGACAGAGTAGATCTGTAAAATATGTCCCAGAGGTTAAACGATCTTATAAATAATTTAAATATAACTCAGCTATAGATATAAATGAGTTATGTTATGTTCACGAATAGAATTGTAAGACGCAAAAAATACAGTTATGAATGGTGGTTTGATGCACCCATTCAATCCATTGTGAATCAAGAGGAAAACCAAGAAGACTTAATGACACATGGAGAATATGTTAAGAAATTTTATTATAAAATGAAAAATCTTTTAAATGAGATGGGATACGATATCGATGAAGAAAAAGAGTTTAAAAATGAGATAGCAACATTAATATATAAACTTTCAGACGATCATTTATAATGCCAAAAAGGACAATAAATTTACATTATGACAACGACCCCGACGAAGATTCTGCATTACAAAACAGAATTGAAAGCATGGAAAATAATTATACTTTAGAAGATTTTATGAAGTACGATAAGACACGGGATATATTAGAACAAAATTATATATGGGAATTTGAAAAGGTATGCGAAGAGACGTTAAACCATTTTTACGAATCTGAGGTAGATTTTTGTAAAGCAGACCTTTCAACATTATTTAATAATGAATCCAATCACGAAAATTGTGGAGCCTTTAGAGCAATTGTTTTTAAACATGTAAGACCAAAATATGATTTGAATTTAATTTATTATGATGAAAAATTGTGTAAAACTTTTATACAATATCACGAAGAACATATAAAAGACAAAGAGATTGAAAGACTCAAAAAACAACGAGAAAATTATAGTAAAATGGATAATTCTGGAAAAACATTCGCATGGGGTACAAAAAGTTATAAATAAATCCCATTGTAATATATATATTATAATGAATAAAGAAGATTTTGTATTTATGAAGGACGGGGATAAAATAATGGCCGGAGGATATGAAGTTGATTCTAAATTGCTACAAGATGGAATGCCTGCAATTGCAAATATTCAAAAGGGCGGTGGACTAGAAACATTAGCTGTTCCAGCAGGATTATTTTTATTACAACAGCATGTCAAAAATGGTCCAAATCCATTTATCACCACCCAAGAGTCCCCAAGTATGATAAGTGAAGATCTTTACGATCGTTTATTATCGCTCATGACTGTTGGTGAAAAAAAGAAAAGACAAACGAGAAGAAGTAAATCAAAGATAAGTAAATCTAAAAAGAAGCGCCGTACCCGTAGAAGTAGGTAAAAAATTCAACAAATATAACAGGGAGTAAAAAAACCAAAGCATTCATATTCATAAATGATAAAGATACAGCAATGACAAGTGCGAATGCGATGTAGTCTCGGGGTATAAATATATAATTTCTCATAAATAGTATTATTAGTAATAAGACTATAGCATATCTTCCGAACGGACATATCCTTAAACCTACATTATTACCTATCAAATGTTTAAACCAGGACCCTTCTGGTGATGACAGGAAATTAAAATCTATTCTGGTTTCACAGAAATGAAACATATAGGAGAGATAAATAATCTCTAATATTGAAACGATTAATTTAAGATTCATTACTATATAATCTTAAATTAAATTGTACGGAATGAATTAGTAATTAATTTTGATTGTTGTTAAGAGAAATATAGCGAAGTCGATCAGAAACACAAGAAATACTCTACATTTTAGTGTTCCCTATAATATTTAAGCTGTATCAAGGTACCTTTTTATGAATTATAAATTAAATGGAAATATTGAGTAATATTACTCCAATTGTTAATACTAAATGCATTATACTATGCACTACTATTGATTTATATAATTTATCGTCCGCCTCCAATTTTTTTCCCAAAATATATAACGGTAGACCTGTAAATAATATACATAAAGTAGTATTACTATTTTTAATATAAAAATAGCTCACAGGGATATGTTGCGCAGTTGCAACAAAGCAGCATATAATATCAATAGACCTAATATATTTTACATATTTTACAAAAAAATCTTGATGAAATAAAATAGTTGTAATACCAAGAGGAATTTCTGTATATAAAAGAAAATAGTTTTGACAATATAGTGTTGTTGGTATTGTCAATAAAGGCAAAATAATGCTCGTTAATTTTAATGGGCTATCTTTGACCCATGTTAAAAATTTATACATAATACATAATATAAATTCTTATTTATTATGTATTAGTTAACAATCAGCAAGTCATCTACTTGATTTTAAATGCTCGCGTCACACCTGTTATAAATAATGATAGAGTATTTTAGTTTTTTGGACATCAACATTCTATTTTTCTTCCTGATCTTCGTTTCTTTAATTCATGTTCTTTTTTACGACGAAGAACAAGTTTCATATGGGCTTCGCCGCCGACTCTTCCCGGTCGCTCTTTTTCCTTACTTCTATCTTTAACGCGACTTGCAATGGTATTATTATCTTGTGATTCACTCATTTGAAGAGTATTGGATATTTGTTTTTAAATATATATTTAATTTATTAAGGATATATTTAAACCTGACTCCAATTTTCATAATTAAATGGTGAAACAAGAATATCTGAAAGTTTGTTTTTATAATTCTTAACACGTTTTTCAAATCTGAGTTCCTTCTTTGTTACCGGAAACGGTGAATCATGTTCCAGCATTTTTCTCTCCAAAGGTGTCATTTTTGGTTTATATCCATAACAATTGGCACCGAACCTTACATTTGGGTTATCAATAAACCCACCATTAATTCCTGGTCTACCGCAATCATGTTTATGTCCTGGTATTTTTTGTAATCCATTCCAAGTTGTCATTTGGGTTGGATACAATGCCAGTTGATCTTTTGACCATCCGAATCCGCACCATTCTCCACCATTTTTATACGAACTTTCTATTTGCTCATAATTTGCTAAGTCGGCCCCGTATGCCTTGCATAAAGCCTTTGCATCTTTATAGGTATAGACATTGTCTGGAATATGAAATACTTGCGGAGATCTCATTATTTCTGGAATCCCGACATCATCTTCCTCTATATCGCCATCTTCTTCTGCATTATTGTCAGGTGGGGTTATAACCGCAATATCCACTTCGGGGATAGGTGAAAATAAATTTTTAATACTTGTTTTTATATCAACATTGAAAAAATACTGGATCCCGTTTATTAAAACTAAAAATATAAATATCCCCCACATTAGTACTTCAATTATTGTCATTCCTGGTGATGGAGGTGTGGCAACTGTTGCACTAGATCCCCCTAAACCTAAATAACTAAAAAGAACATAATAAATAACAACAACGAAAGAGAGAACCACCAAAACAATGGGATTGCCTGCTTTTTTTGCTGTATTTCCAATAAAATCATACATATGTGGAAATCCTTGTGTTGGAGTGATATCAAGCATATATAATACAATTCTATTTTTTTTTACGATAGAAGAAACAATATGCCTTTGGTGATACTAATTTACTTTCATCAGTAATTTCTGTGATCGTCGCATCATTAAAACTATACCATTTGTTATTAGAATTTTTAATTGCCGCAGTATAATGTCCTCCAAATACACTACCCCCATGGTTACAAATACCATATAAATCATATATATAACTATCTTTGTCATACCCTACAACATATTTTGACATATCGAGTCCCGCTAAAGGAAAGTCTACCATGCATTGATTTTTCTTTACAGAATTAGAGAATCTTTTAATTGAAACAATTAAAATTTCTGGCAAACTCCAGAATAATATCTGTTTATGTGCAACTACCTTTTCCCCCGCATCAGTTTCATATTTATTATCACCCTCTAATACTTCAACTTTCGTGTATTGATCAAGACAGTCAATAATACTACATTGTTTATTATTTTGTCGGGACTCTAGTGGAAGAGGTAGATCAAGAGTAAGAAAAGGTTCAGGTGCAGATGATAAATACTCATTTTTAGGTGTTGAAATTTTTGATACATGTATCCCATAGAATAACCCAAGCATTTCCGAATATTCCTTTTTATACATATTTTTCATCATCGTAAAGCAATTTTTAGCTAATTTGTCAGTTTCTGTAATTGTATCTCCTGTTATTTTCATATCAACTTCCCTGCTGATTGCTGTGTGAAAACAATCAATAATAAAAGACAGGAATTCCGTTAAATCATTCTGAGCAAATCCGGTAAATAAACTTTTATCTTTTATTTTAGCAACCTTTTGAACCGATGAAAGAAACCCCCCGGGACTTATTATACAATTTTCACTCCATATTAATTCACGCAATTTGTCCCATTCTAAAAGAATCAATGATTCTGCCTTTTTTTGCAACTTTTTTTTATAACTTCCCAATTTTAATAAATTATTCAAATCATAAGAATGTGATAAACATTGCAAAGCTGAATTCATAAAACATGTATTTCCCAGATTTGCTAGACCAGTCAACCCACCACCTTCATATTCCGAGTAAAAATTTGTTACAGTACTTGTCATTTTATAATATTCCAATGATATTTTTATATCATTTATATTCAACAAATAAATTATTCATATACTATATGAGTTTGAGAAATAGAGACGTGCTTATTGAATATATACGTGTTGTTAGAGATCATCAAGTATTATTAGAAAAAATAGCAAAATATATCGATACGGCTAATTCTCGTGTTACTACTACGGTCACGGCATTCCTACAAAGTAATAATATGGGAGAGAATCAGTCTTCAATAAATACTACATCTTCAAGAGATACAAATAATATAATTTCTAGAAACACAGATTTACCCGGATATATGCAACCAACAACATCATCCTATTCAAGAAGTAGGTTATCCATACCTCCACCACCGGTAGCTATCACACCAGCTATTTCACCAGCCATTTCACCCGCTATTCCACCCCCGCCACCACCTCCACCGATATCAATAACCAACGCAACACAGAGACTTGCATCTATCAATGAAAACGCGACAGATGTTCCGGAAACAAATGACAATATAACAGAATTATCTACCGATACAACAACAGAAATAAGGGGTGCCAACTTGACTAGATTCCGGAGTTGGTTGAATCCACAACCAACTCTAACAAGCAACATAGATGTTCCTAGAATATCACCGCCGCCAGGATTATCTGTTTTACGAAGTCATAGACGTGGTCTAAATATTAGGTATAGGACTCCTGTCAGAAGAACAAGGGCACCCTATGCATTGGATATACCGGATGATGAGGAAGAGGTTTCAAGAGATATCGGATCGCCTGTTCGTGTGAGACCTAGCATTATTCAAATTCGCAATAGCACTGAGTTATTAAAATGGGAAGACATGGATGACAATTATCAAGAAACGTGTCCAATATCAATGCATACCTTTGTGGAAGGTGACGATGTTATAAGAATTAAATCATGTAAACATATATTTAGAGAAATGAATTTACGTCAGTGGTTTAGATATAGTCCAAAATGTCCAATATGTAGATATGATGTTAGAGACTGGGTTCAGCCAAATATTTAAAATTAACATTCCGCTTTTGTTTTAGAGTACCCAATTTATTTTCAATAAAATCAAAGAAATATAGTATTATATTTAATTCACCTTGTATCAATGTTAAAGCATTGTATTCCGATGTATTTTCTTTAATATCCAATAATCTCTCCGTAATATAATTTTGATTAAAGTTATATTTTTTTGATATATTTTGTAGTATTTCTTTGAAGTATTTCAACATTCTTATCTCATTATCTATTGATAATTGATTTGTATAGCACCATCGGTTACCATACTTTCCTATTTCCTCGTCAGACGCGACTCTTATTCTTAGAAATTCAAAGATATTAATAGTAAAAATATCTTTTAAATCCGCCTTCAACATTCCTGAACATATAGGGTATAAATTACACTTTTTAAAAGCTGTGCGAGTTTTTATGTCTTGTTGTTTCAACTCAATAAAAATTTCATTGTATATATTTTTTGGAATTACAAATCCATAATTGATTAGTAATTTACTATTACAAAGATTCCCATAACTATTTGTTAGCAATGACCCTTTTTGTATTGGTTTAATATTTTCCATAACAAATCGCGATTTATTACTATCATAATAATAACGAATGTTCGGTTCATGAGAGTGATTTAACATATCACATAAAGGTATCAGTGCCAATCTTTTAACACCGTTAATTCTAATACCAAATGATCTACTGGAAATGATTGTATATAAATAAATATAATGATTAAACGAACAATGGTTTATAAATTTAGGACAACAATTTGCAATATATTTATAATCATTCATAATAACTTCCCTTTTTCTATTAATCAAATTTGGAATTACACTTCCTTTCATTAAAGACATGATGGGTTTATTCCAAAAAAAAGGATGATTATCAAAGCTTTTGGGTAGTATTTTATAATATTCATTAAATAAACACTCTTTTTCTGTATCTTCCAGTAGAAATAGTAATATTAGAATTTGTCGAAGTCTATCTCTAATCCCCGAACTATGTCCGCGTAATATTTTTCTTCCAAAATATGTATTTTGACCCATCCCATCATGTATTAGCATTTCTTTTGGTATTTTAATTATCTTTCTTTTATCTCGCACTGTCTTCATTAAAATAACCCCTCTAATGTTATCACTCTCAAGACGTAATGGAAATATATTACTTCCTCTTATTCGCAACCACGATAAAAAATTTTCAAATTTATTTTCGTCATGTGACATTTATATGTATAACATATTTGCTATTTATTATTTTATCATACTAATATATAAATGCCAAGTCGCGGAATAATGAGAGCTAAACAACGTAAAGCAGGTTCTTTAGGTCAAGGAAATAAATTTTATTATCTTGCGGGGAAAACATTTTCCAAGGTTGCTGGAGCACAAGGTTTTGGAAAAACAAATCCTTCTATAGGAAGCATGAAATCTTTGGGTGTTATGAAGCAAAATAGAAATGCTGGTGGAAATAATATATGCAAAGAAACCATGACATCCAAATATTATTACACACAACAGGTGCAGCTGTCCGCTATAACTCCTCCTCCCGGTACTCTTTTGTATATTACAGGAACAAGGATCCCACTGGGGGTGGTGACCACCGCGGGCACAGGCGGTGTTGTGTTCATAAGACATGCGAACCCACAAACATTATTAACTATTAATACAACACTTAATGTCAGTATAGTTCCACCTGGTATGGGACGCCCGGGGTTTTCAGGAGTTCTGACTGCGATTGGTTCACCAGTTAAAAATGTAGAGGCCGGAATGAGTGATTGTAATTGTAGAGGACCTCGTGGTTATTGTTCAAACTGTAGCGGCAGAAATAACCCACATGGCGCCATCACCGGAGGGAGTACTTACTCGGGGACAACAGGTTTTGCCTTATCAACACATTAAACCAAATTTAATAATTTGTATAATAATTATTAAATTATTGGAAGAAGCTTTCAATTGAACGTTGACCTATTTTTCTATTGTTTGCTTGCCTTAAAGCATCATTAAATATCAACTTTTTTACTTCCGCCAGCCTAATCTTATCTTCTTCTTTTTGACATTTATCTTGGTCATTTTTATATTTCCTATTTATCGAGTTAACCTTTCTTTTAAATCTACTCAATGAAGGTTTGAATTGGGGAATTTGTTCTAAAACAAGAGCAAATATCTGCGCCAAAGGCTTCATTATCTGATTGGTAATATAAAATGGATAATCGGGTATAAGATTATGTTTTCTCACATAATCGGGATTTTCTATTTTATCACCCTGCAGCTTGACCTTTGTCTTTGTCTGAAAATACACAAATGGAATTCTAGATCCAATCGCTGGCTTGTTTCCAGGATCTCGTTTCCCCATTCTATCCGCCAATACCTTATGAGCAATGCTCTTTGGATTTTTATACCACCCTCTTAAAGATTTTGTAATAACAAGTTTATCAAGATCAACGTCTCCGTCAATAATGTTTTTTAAGAATATTTTTGTAAATTCAATCGCTCTTGGTATATCACCATCCTTCATTAAAATATCAATATTTCCACCATAAATATCTTTTACCACATCCGCATTATCGCGTCTTTTTAAAACAATTCCCATTGATTTTCTTTTACATTTATTTGGATTGGTCTCATACAACATCCCAACATATCTCTTTTTTGATAATAATAGGAAAGGATGGAAAGTTTTCTCATACTCAAAATAATGTGGCAATTTTAGGAATCTACTTGCGAGATCACATGCTTCTATAGCCAATTCTATTGTAATTTCCAAGGCCTTTTTACCTATAATTTTAGTTCCATCTATTTCTTTTAAATTAAATGTTGCGAATACGGAGTCTGTATCTCCGTAAATATATTCCGCATTACATTTTACTTTACCAAATGAAGTATCGCATGTTGTATCTCCATACACATCTTCAATCACTCTTTGAGCATATATTAGTAATTTTCGTCCAGTTGCGGTCGTGGATGCAGCTATATCTATGTCATAGAACGCGCTGGTTCTCGCACCACATTGTCCATAAAGAGAATTTGCTGTAACTTTAAATCCCAGTTGCCTCTGATTAAATATATTTTTCATAAAGTCATTATATGTATCATACATTTTTACTACGTCAGTTTCATCAATGTAACATTCACCATCTTTATTAACTATTTTATATTCGCTACCATCTTTTGAAACCAATCCTGAAATACTAGTTTCGTCGCATAATTCAAGGGTTTTATATTTGATAAGCTTTCTAGTAGATTTTCTGGCGGCTAATAATTCCTGAAGAATGTCTGGCATAATTGCCTTTTTCCCATCCTTAAATTGCACGTATCTGCATATTTTTGTACCTACCTTTACCTTTACTTCCTTTTTCCTACCCTCGGGGGCAATCCATTCATAACGATCATATTCAATATCGACATATTTTGTATTCGGTAAATTATCATATTCATCACTCCCCGTGGTTTTTAGGAGCGTACCTTTAAGATCATACTCTTTGGTCCACACCTTACTATCGTGTGAAATATTTTCACTGATCATGGAACTCGGATATAGCGACGCGTAGTCACCAACCCATACCGGTTTGTCTATATATAAACCTCTTTTTGGGGGAAGACATATTGCACCCTCATAAGAACCATCATTTTCAGGTCTTTGGATGACAGGCATTAATGTATTTTTGAGTCTGCATTTTTTCGCGATAAAACTTAATAATTTGATACCTTGGCCTCTCATTACCACAAAGTCAATTGGTATAGAACAAATAGAAGCAATTTCTGTCATTCCTGTAAGGACATCATTTTTACGGAGCAAGTGATGAACCAAATTGCAATCCTGGAAACAGTATTTGGCGATAATTTGTCTATCATCGGCTGTCCCGTTTGTTAATCTAAATAAATCCTGAGGACTAACATCATCTTTACCCAACCCCCATCTAAGTTTTTTCCCTTCTGGTATCGCAATGTTTGTATCAACAGTAAACTCCCCTGTTTTTTGATTAAGACCCCTTACCTTATATTTTTTACCACCGTTATATGGGTCAAGCGAATGACCTATTATTTCAAATATCACAAAATTATCTTCTTGTAGTCCCATTAAATTTCTACTTTTTATTATTGTATGAGTTTCTTTATTGTCAACAGATGACACCATATCTCCTATAAAATGTGATGCCACATCTTGTAATTTATATGATCCAAGATTGACCTCTCGTCTGAAATAATTATAAAGATCAATCTGGATTACCCCATCAATCTTCATATAAGTTAATTCATGGGTACCGCTAGCAATTCTAATTTCTTTGTCCAATCTTTCACATTTCACACCGATGTTTTTACCTAACTTGCAAAATTCATCAAAACAATGATTTTCAGTTGCTCTATCACACATAAACTTATAATCAAAACCAAATATATTATACCCAATAATAACATCTGGTTTTTCTCGCTGAATAATCTTAGTCCACTCCAATAAAACCCGCCTTTCGGTTTCACATGGAACAATTTCAACATTATCTCCACCATAATCTGTACAGGTATTCAAGCAAATACCATGATTTAAATATGGCGTATCATCGCCATGTGTCATAAATGTTGAACCTATAAATGTAACCTTGTCGCCTTCGAGAGGCGGTAAACACAATGTTAAGAATGCATCAATCAACTCTACTTTCTTTGCAGCATCAATAGAATCAGTTAAACAATCTACTACGGTATAAATGCCACCTTTTCCGTTGTTTTTTTTAACATATGGGTTCCATGATTTTTTATTACTATATAATTCTTCATCATCATATATATCCGAATCCCTCGTTGCGTGTGTTAAACGGTCATCTCCTATAGCATTGTTCATCCCTTCGCGGGCAACTATATCATATATGGTATTAATTTGATTCAACGAAACTTCTTCTTTGGTAAACACAATACTTATTCCATCGCTATGTATCTTTGCAAAATTAAATGCTGTCATAATCTGGTTTTTTAACAGATGTAGCTGTTCATTTCGTCTAAGCTTCATAATTTTATCACGATTTGCCGTCCAATGGGTTTGAAGTTCCCCTGCAAGTTTTTTGTAGGATTTGATAGCCAGTGGAAAGTCGCCATGACTAGACGAAGCTTCAATATCCATGCTGCATATTTTAATTGGTACACTGGATTCTTTATTAGGTAAAGGAGCTATATCTACCGCTTTAATAGTATATTCAAAATCACATAATGTCTTTTTATGTCTAACGGGTTTCCATTTGCGGGACGGTAAACATATCCAACCAGATGGACTAATATTATGAACATGGAAGAATCGCAATAAGGGTGGTAACTTGGCATCGTACAATTGTGTTGCAAAACCTTTGAAAACATAATGTTTCAAAACTTGGCGATATCCAAATATACTAGTACCATCTTTAATTCTATTAAACCAAAATCCCTTGATCTTATTATAAGCCCCTGTATTTTTAAATTTTATACATGCGAAATTATGTAATTTATGATTATCGAATCCATATAATTTATGACGTTTTACCATCGTAAATGAAGCAGTTCCTTTTTCATGGTAGGATTGATACGAACGGCAGTTTCTATCACAATATTGTCGCTTAGTTTCGTCCTTTTGGGCTGGGGGGTGCAAATGCTTTCTTTTTCCCATCTGCCAAGATTTATAATTTGATTCCAATTCAGCATGAGCAAGTGTTTTAAAGATTTCGCGTTCAAACAGTTTCAACATATTAAGATCCCATCCTTCGCCAATTTTTACAAAGAAGAATGGTTGGAAACCTTTTGCGATAATTGAAGCAGTTTCCCCTTTCTCATTTTTGCCAAACATTTGTACCACAAATTCCTTACTAGATCCATTTTGACTTACGGATACACTATTTGTAATTTTAAAATCTATGAGTCTAAATTCCGGAGATCTATTTATTGTTGTCATTATTTATAACAACAATAGATATAAATTTCTAATTCAATTTTAGTGGAGAATAGCAAGTCCTATAAAAACTAAAACCATCCCTCCTATTTTCCTGAAGGACATTTCTTCATTGTAAAACAAGTAAGATACTAGAGCCGTAACTATTATGTCAACGCCTCCGTCTATTATGTCAAGATATGCCAAATCATTGTGAATAAGTAAACTTCTGCTAATAAATAAACCAATCGCTATTGCTACACTGGTTACTAAGCAAATAAGCCAATCTTTTTTACTTAGCATTTTGAATTCTTTTGAAATTTGCCCTGGAGAAGCATGAAAAATCACCATAATACATACAATCACCCCTGTTAATATAGCATCAATAAGAGTAATAGAGTGTAATCCAACTTTTGTTAAATAATATTTCCTAGATGTGGTAATTGCCACGCCAACTATTGATAATAAAATAGAAAACCCTATGACATTAATTTTTCCCGAAAACATTATATTATAGTGATATTAAATTGAAATAAATAGATTAATTTATTTAATCTTATAAAACAAAATGTCTGACGATACTATCGATTATTCATTCATGCGCAGCGGTTTTAATACTGTACAGGAAGTAGTTGATGAAGAGGAAACTAAGAAAAATGCTATTAGTTTAATTGTGGCATATTCAGAAGGGGCCCTCTGTTCGGCGGGAAAATATGTTACACATGGAAAAAGAACTGTTGTTACCCCCGAAGATCTTAAACGCGGAATGATGCTGGAAATGTTCCTCTTTAAACGACGAGATGATATATTAGAAAAGGCAAATCAAATAAAAGAAGAGTTGTTTAATACGGAAAGCGATGATGAAACAGATGATATGGATCTGGTTGAAGAATGCGACGATTTTAAAGAAAGTGATTGCAATTGTGCTCTTTGTAAATGCATGAATGCAATTTATACTAGATGGGATAGTTGGGAGCCCGATACTGAATTTGAAAGGATTTTCCAAAAACATATAAATGATATGAATTAAATACAATATATACCTTTCAATACTTCGTTAAAATATTTATCGTCTTTTTAAACGTCTACGTCTTTTCTTCTTACGTTTTTTTGTTTTACTCTTCCTTTTTTTCTTTTTTCTTTTGCTTTTTCGCCTACGCCTTTTTGTCAAACGTTCACCACGAGCATTGGGATCCTCTGGGGGAACACTAGGTACATCTGGCATACTTAATGAGAATAGTCTAGCTTGTAATTCAGATTCTTTTCTTCGCATTTTAACACCCTCTAACATTTCTTTTAGTTCTTCTCCGCTTGGGTTTCTACCTTTTATTTTATTAAATCCTTCAATAATAGACATTTTATCTTTATAATCCGATTGACGTACCACGTGTATTTTGGAAAGACTTCTCCCCATTTCAGCATGTGTCGGCAATCTTTGAAATCTTTCTTTAAATTTGACACTAAATTCTGACGGGGAAACTGTTAATGCTTTAATTCTCCCTAATTCTTCTTTACATTGTTGCAATTGCATAGCCAGTGACATATATTATTACCATATATATATTATTTTACCATTTTCTTTTATTTCGTCTAGTTTTCTTTCCTCGTTTTTTGCGCCTTTTCCGAATACTCTTGCGTTTTTTAGTTCTTTTGTGTTTTCTTTTATTTCTAAGTCTTTTTGATCTTCTCCCACCGAGTTGGGTTTTTCTACTTGCGACCTTTTTCATATGCTTTTTAAGAAAATCCACTATCTCGCTCATATTTCTCCCACCATTATAATCCTTTATTTTGCGATTACCGTTAAATAAACTAAGTGTAGGGAAACCACTTGCCTGCATAGAACGTGGAAGACGTTGCATTGTTTTATCATCTGTAGTAACAATATGGCCTTTTAATTGTTTAAGATGTCCTTTTTTAAAATGATCTTTAGTTTTTTCCCATTCGGGTTTGAATGCTTGACAATGGCCACACCATGGTGCTAGAAACGCAATAAAAATAAACCCCATATTTGATATTTGTTTCGCAAAGTTTGCTACATGATTTTGGTCTTGTCGCGCATCATCAGCATGCAATTCTATTACTTCTACATTGGGCATTATATATAATAGTCGCAAAATAACTTTTTAGAATAAAAATATAAAATATATATATAAATGAAAATATTAATGGCAAGTATAGTATTTTTAATAGGAATAGCATTTGTATGCACATATAAGAGTTCTGATTTTCAGGAAGGTTTCTCAGTTAAAGAAGAATGTCCGAATCTACTAATACAGAAAGGGAAAGAGTTGCATCTTATATATAGCGGAAAGGCCAAAATCCCTGGTGTAAATCCTGTTAAGTTTAATAATTTAGAAGAATACGCTGAATTTTTAAAATGGCAACGCGCTAAAGGGATTAGATGCCCTGTGCTCTATTTTCAACAAACATATGATACACAAAACAATGTCGGATATAGAATGTTACCAGATACGGTTGAAAAACAAGCCGGATTATCTAGTTTTGCACCGACTGTGGCGAAGGAACAACCTTTATATGACGCAAATCATGACGATATGCCTTTTAATAAAAACGATTACCCTGGTTTTGATTCACAAGACCAATACATTGGAGCGTACACTGCTTTAGATAAAAATTTTAAATCAAATAGTGAAAAGAGTGCAAATGCCATGGACACAAATTGGGGAGGAGCGTCTTATAGTGATGGCGTGGCAGAATCTGGAGAATATGCAGAAGACTCTCGACCGGGATACGATAATCCTTATATTTCACGTGCAAACAATGCAGCTTTCC